ATGCTAGACTTTGACACTAGAGATATTACCAAAGCTAACTTAGACAAAAGCGATTATGAATACTTGTCTAAAGAGCGCAGCAGAGAAAAAACAATGAGCGAGTCAAAAATGTACGGTACAAGTAGAACAAGTTTTCAAAACATTGGTAACGCAAGAATGGTAGTAAAACATTCGGCGCCAGTTAACCAAGAATTAGCAAGTGGACGCAGTCAAAAAATTCACAGCATTTACGTTGAAAACGAACAAGGAGAAAGATTTAAATATCCCTTTAAGCACTTAAATGGTGCTCGTGCTGTTGCTAGACACGTTGCTGAAGGTGGAAATTTGTACGACGATATTGGACAGCACATTGTAGGACTGTCAGAAGAATTAAACAAACTACGCAAGTTTAAAACATACATGAATCGCTCAACTGTTATGGCAGAAGGCCTATCAGGTTACATGGATGTTGTATTTGATCGCATTGCAACAGTTAAGAAAACTATTGAGTCGCTACAAAAAGAGAATTCATACAAACAGTTTGTTGAAACGTTTGAACCAAAAGATAGTGTAGAAGTACCAGAAGACATACAAAGCGACTGGATTGACCAACTTACTATTCGTCAGTTTAACGAAGAATTAAAAGATGTATTTCCTTATGTATACAAACTAGTAAGTGAAGCAAATGCTGTACAAGAACTAGGCCCAGAAGATTTAATTGCAGAAGACGAAGAAGTAGACGAGTCAGGCTTGCAGTATTATACTGGTGTTAAGAAGCACGGTAAAGAATATATGAAGAAAGCTGCAAAAGCAGGTCGCGAAGGTGCTAGTCAAGAAGAACTAGGCAGACTAAAGGACAAGTACAGCAAAGCAGCTAAGACTAAAGAAGAAATTGAACTAGAAGCAGCATTTGAAGCAACACTAGGTCAGTTCTCAGATCACGTATGTGAAGAGTGTGGTAATCCAAGTTGGACTACACTAGAGATGACTGAAGAAGAAATCGAAGAAGCATGTTCATCAATGAAGAAAAAGAAAAAGAACGAGTCTGATGTAGAAGAAGGCGAAAGACACGGTAATAGCAAAATCTATGACAAGTGTTGGAAAGGCTATCGCAAAGTACCTGGCAAGAAATCCGGAGAAGCAGGTAGCTGCAAGAAAGTCGAAAGCGAAGACAATGTACAAGAAGCTATAATCAAGACAGCAAAAGATGCAAGTGATGCGCTAGGCGTATTACGTGGCAAAGGCAAAAAGATTGAAACTGGAGACGGCGAGTACGAAGGTAACTTAGCAAATGAATATGCCAGCGAAGTATGGGATGTATATTCTTGGATTGAATCAAAAACAAATGGTTTCCAAGGCATAGATCCAAAGTTCCAGTCTGCAATTGATGACATGATGACACTACGTGGCGAAGCAAAGAAATTAGAAACCAAGCCAGGTTCAGGTAAGAACGGCAAGTTTGGTAATCAAATTGTAAACACATTATATCCTGTAATGCAGTATATTGATGCACACGACTTTAATCAAGAAGAAGGTAATGCCTACTCAGGTGCTGTAGCAAAAGCTAAAAAAGACGGCAAGAAAAAAGGCGACAAAATTGACGGTCCAGACGGTGACGAGATTACTCTAGAAAAAGAACAAAAGACACCATTAGGCGAATTTATTCTAAGTTACTTTGATCGTGAAACAGGCCAGTTTCCTAAAGGCGAAACAGCAGTATTAACAATGATCGAAAAAGACTACGGTGAAAAGTTTATTGAACCTGCTAAACAGTTTATTGAAGCAATCAATGATAAAATTGCAGAAGTGCAGGGTTACAAAGAAACAGACATGGACGAAGGTCTTCCAGATGACGGCGGCTTAGGTGTTTTAGAAAAACTACTACAGGGTATTACTAAAGACTTTGTTAATGGTGACGACAGTGCAGCTCAAGAAATGGTTGATATGTTAAAGAAATATAAAGCACCAATGGACAAAGTTGCTGACATGTTAGAACAGCAAGCGAAAAAACTTACTAAGAAAACATTCAGTATCTTTGACAATCCGTTAAAGAAAACACCAGCAAGTAATGCAGCAGACAGAATGGTTACACTAGCAGATTATATTAGAAGTAAGGCAAACGAGTCATCTGACTTAGAAAGAATTAGAGGATTAGCCGGACTTTAAAAGTTTCGGCTAATTTCTTAAAAAATTTAGCATTTCAGACTTGACATGCTAAGTAAACGAGTGTAGTATATAACATGTGCTACACACTTAAAGGCACAAGAACAACACAGTAGTTGTTCTAACATAGGCAAAACATATAGGAGAAAAGGCACTATGGCATCATTAGCAGAAATCCGAGCAAAGCTCAAAGAACAAGAAGCAGGCGCTTCAGGTAACCGTCAGTCAGGCGGTGGTGACAACGCAATTTACCCATTTTGGAATATCGCAGAAGGTACAACCGCAACAATGCGTTTCCTTCCTGATGGAGATCCAAACAACGACTTTTTCTGGGCAGAACGTTTGATGATTAAACTTCCGTTCTCAGGCGTTAAAGGCGACACTGGGTCACGTCCGGTACAGGTACAAATTCCATGTATGGAAATGTACGGCGAGACATGTAACATTCTTAACGAAGTACGTGGCTGGTTTAAAGACCCTTCACTAGAAGATATGGGTCGTAAGTATTGGAAGAAGCGTTCTTATATCTTCCAAGGGTTTGTAACAGACAATCCGCTAGCGGATGATAACACTCCTGAAAACCCAATCCGTAGATTTATTATTGGTCCACAAATTTTCCAAATTATTAAACAATCACTGCTTGATCCAGATATGGAAGAGATGCCAACAGATTACACAGGTGGTGTTGACTTCCGTCTTAATAAAGGTTCCAAAGGCGGTTATGCAGATTATGGTACTAGTAACTGGGCACGTCGTGAGCGTCCGCTTACTGATGCAGAAATGAATGCAGTTAACACACACGGGTTGTTTAATTTATCAGACTTCCTTCCTAAAAAGCCAGGCGAAGTAGAACTTAAAGTAATGCAAGAAATGTTTGAAGCAAGTGTAGACGGCGAGCCTTACGATCCAGATCGCTGGAGTCAGTACTTCCGTCCTGCAGGTATGCAAGCACGTACAGGTGATCCGCAGGTCGCAGCAAGCCCTCAAGCAACTGCTGTAAGTCAGAGCGCACCTGCTCCGGCACCTACTCCTGAGGCAGCACCTGCTCCAGCAGTAGATGACGTTCCTTTTAAGTCTAACGAAGAAGTAGCAGCTGAATCAGCACCGGCAGCAGCACCAGCTGAAGGCGGTGGCGCACAAGACATTCTTGCAATGATCCGCGCACGTCAGGGTTAATAGCAACTGAAAAGGGTTGCATTGTTGATTTGCAACCCTTTTTTATATTTTGGCTTTTTAGGAGAATTTAATGGCTAGTAAAACATTCGATCCAACGAAGTTCCGTAATTCGTTGACAAAATCTATTACGGGTATGAGCGCAGGTTTCCACGATCCGACAGACTGGATTAGCACAGGCAACTTTGCACTTAATTACTTGCTAAGTGGCGACTTTCAAAAAGGTATTCCGCTGGGTAAAGTAAGCGTATTTGCAGGAGAATCAGGCGCAGGTAAATCTTACATTGTGTCAGGTAACATTGTACGTTACGCACAAGAACAAGGTATTTTTGTTGTTCTTATTGACAGTGAAAACGCACTTGACGAAACATGGCTACAGGCACTAAAAGTAGACACGGACGAAAGCAAGCTTCTTAAACTTAACATGGCAATGATTGATGACGTTGCTAAAACTGTTAGCACATTTATGGATGATTATAAGTCTATGAATGAAGAAGAACGTCCTAAAGTGTTGTTTGTAGTTGACTCACTTGGCATGCTTATGTCGCCTACAGAACTAAAGCAGTTTGAAGCAGGTGATATGAAAGGTGACATGGGTCGTAAAGCAAAGGCACTAAAAGCACTTGTAACTAACTGCGTTAATATGTTTGGTAGTTACAATGTAGGTATGTGCGTTACTAACCACACATATGCATCGCAAGATATGTTTGATCCAGATGACAAGATCTCAGGTGGTTCAGGCTTTGTATATGCAAGTTCGATGGTTGTTGCTATGAAGAAGCTTAAACTAAAAGTAGACGCAGATGGCAACAAAACATCACAAGTACATGGTATTAGAGCAGCGTGTAAGGTAATGAAAACACGTTACGCTAAACCGTTTGAAAGTGTACAAGTTGAGATTCCATATGAAACAGGCATGGATCCGTATTCAGGTATGTTTGACTTAATGGATGCAAAAGGCTTGTTAGAAAAACAAGGAAACCGTTACAAGTATATTATGACCGACGGTGAAGAGATCTTAGAGTTCCGCAAACGTTGGACTGGTGATCTACTCGACAAAGTTATGGCAGACTTGCCAGCTAAAGAAGCACAAATTGCTGAACAAGAAGCGGAAGCTGCACGTTTAGAAAGAGAAGCAGAACTAGCTGAACTTGATGCCGAATTGGTAAATACCGATGATAACTTAGTCGAGGAACAAAAATAAAAATGGATAATAGCTCTACTATTTCTGAAACTTGGATGATGTTTAAAGAACATCTAGATAAAAAACACGTTGAAGCTGCTGCTGAAAAGTATATTGATCTCTGTGCTGACTTTGGCGCAGATGATGTAATTCTTAAAGAATGCTTTGGCAACTGCGATGTACTTGATGCTGCAATTAAATATTATCTAGATATTGATGAAGACATTGAAGAAGAATACGATTGGGATTAATATATGGGATGGTATAGTCAAGTATCACGTGACATTAGTAAAATTCCTGATGCAGTTGCGCACTTTGAGAATGAGCTTTCGCACGCCAAAGTCGAAGTAAAACTCAAAGGTAATGTTGAACGTGCTGCTGCTGAGATGCCCGGCATTGTAGAGCATCGCTTTAATCAACTGCAAGAAATTGAAGCAATCCTAAACTATTTAAATATCGAGCTGCGTAGATTGCGCAGCTCGTACTTTAAGAAATATCTTGAAAACTATCAACGAGCTCTATCAAGTCGTGATGTTGAAAAATATGTTGACGGCGAAGCAGACGTTGTTGACTATGAAAAGATCATTAATGAGTTTGCACTAATGCGCAACAAGTGGTTAGGTGTACTCAAAGCACTTGATCAAAAGCAATGGCAAATTACAAACGTAGTTAAACTACGTGTAGCTGGCATGGAAGATGCAACACTGTAAATTTCAAATATTAAAAAGTACTGATGAATCGAGAGGGTACTTATTAACATTTGTTAAACACAATTACGACTATAAAATTGTAACTAAAGATACAATAGAGGATGAGAGGATTTTAATATTCTCTAATCCCATTGTTGACGGATTTGAAGTATTAAAACAACATCCTAATTTAAAATATCTATATATTGATAACGGATATTTAGGAAATCATTTAAAAAAGCGTCCTAACTATTATAGAATTTCTTATAATAGCTTGCAAAACTCAGACATTAAGCCTGTTCTATTTTCTCGCGCAAATAAAATACCTTTTGGTACTAGGCCTTGGAGTTCTAATGGCAACTATAATTTATTAGTATGTCCAGGAAAAACTAGTCCTGTTTGGAGTTTCACAAACACTAACTATAGTGAATGGAAGCAAGAAATGATAGATAAATTTGATAATTTAAAAATACGAGAAAAAGAAGGCCCGAGATATCCAAGATTTAAAACATTGTGGGAAGATATTGCAGATGCAAAGAAGGTTATTGTTTATCATTCAATGACAGCAGTCGAAGCAATGATGCTAGGCAAAGAAGTGCATGTCTCTGGACACAGTGCTGTCGAGTTGTATTCAAATAAGTATAATTATAACAGACAGCCCGTTATAGAACACATCGCATGGAGTCAGTTTTCTAGAGATGAGTTTTTAGATGGCACAGCCTGGCAATTAACATACGAGTATCAAATGAAATGACAGAAATCGATAACTGGGTTACTATAGACGGAGACATTAGTCTTAAAACTGCTGAACGCCGCGGCAATGGCCAAGTGGCCCAGTATCAGTTAGAACAATTAAAATTAGCAACAAGACACTGTAAACAAACTAGGACAGCAGTTGATGTAGGTGCTCACGTTGGCATCATTTCGTATCAGTTAAGTCAACTGTTTGATGCTGTAGAAAGTTTTGAAATTAATCCTGACTTGTTTCCTTGTCTAGAAGAAAATATTAAAAGGCAGCAGTGTAGTAATGTAACCTTACACCAAACTGGTATCGGAAACGAAACTGCATTTGTAGATATCACACGCAAAGCAAAAACATTAGGAACACATATTACTCCAAAGTCAACCGGAAATATTCCTGTACGCACACTCGACTCGTTTGAATTAGAAAATGTAGACTTTATCAAAATTGATGTAGAGGGGTTTGAGACAAATGTAATTAAAGGTGCATTTGAAACAATACGTCGATGTTGTCCTGTTATTTTATTTGAGTGCAAAGGACACGGTGCTCGTTACGGTTTTAGAGACATCGAACCGTTGTCAATTTTACGTCCGTTAGATTATGTTAAATATGAATATGCAGACTTGCAGAGAAAAAATATAATTATTGGACCTAAGAAAAAAAGATGAAAACATTTATCATTCGATTGCAAGAAAACGATCATAGTTGTCAAATGGCTGCTGATTGCTTAAATCAAGCACAAAAATTTGGCATTAAAAATGTTGAATACTTCGATGCAATAAATGGTTTCGATAGCGATATCTATTATGAAAAATATAATATTAAACCTAGGACAAAACTAAAAAAAGGACGTAAAGGTGTAATAGGATGTTTTATGAGTCATTACACTCTTTGGTTAAATTGTGTTCGAGATAATGTGCCTTATTTAATTTTAGAACACGACGGATACTTTATACGTCCCTTACCTAAAGGAGTTCTAGACAACTTTGATGATGTTTTAAAGTTAGACCGTTTAGATCCTTTTAGTAATCTTTATAATTCTATTTTAGAAGATGAAAAATCACTGTCTATAGGTTATGCAAAATATCATAATAAGCAAGCAAAAAATCCTGCAAAAATAGGAACTGGAAACTATTTTAGAGGAGCATGGAGTTATATTATTAAACCAAGCGCATGTAAAAAACTAATTAAACATATTAGAGATCACGGACATGTTACTGCTGATCAACAGATCGGTAATCTAATTGTTGACACTAAAACTACAATACCTACAGTTGCAAGATTACATCCGTTTTATTCGATTGGCAATAATATAAAAAGTGAAAGTTTAACAGGAAATTTAGAGAAAAACAAATGACAAAAAAAGATGTAGAAAAACGAAATAACTGGTTTAATAACTATCACGATATTCCGGAGCTAGGAATATCCGGAACTAGAAAAGTTAATGATAGAATTAAAGTATACAACCCTAACGACTTTAAAAATTCTACAGTAATTGATTTAGGTTGTAATATGGGGCAAATGTCCTTTCAAGCAGAAAAATGGGGAGCAAAGAGTGTTATTGGAGTAGAATACGATCTTACTGCTATTGAAAATGCTAAAAAAATTAAAGAACAATTAAACTCTAAAGTAAACTTTGTTCTCGACGATCTTGACAGCAATTTCTTTTGGAATAGTATTTCGCCGCAAGACGTTGTAATGTTTCTTGCAGTAATAGATACAAAAGAATTAGAAAATAGATATGGTATTCTTTCAAGGGCATGTGCAAAAACTAAAAAAGTAATGTATTTTGAAGGTCACGGTAAACAACCTGCAAGTAAGTATCTAAAAAATATTATTGACTACACAGATTTTTCGCAAATAGTTTTTAAAGGATTTACACCTACTAATAGACCATTCTTTAGATGTACTAGAGACACTCTTACGTCCGAAGAATGTTTAAATAAAATTTTGAACTCTAAACATAAAAAAATTGCAGTAGTTGGAAAATCTCTTTCAGGAAAATCTACAATTAGAGAACAATTAGTAAACACTAACGGCCATAACTTAAATGTAATCGACGATTTAGCACTTTGGAAGGATAAGGATACGGCTCAGAAAATTTCTGCAGAATCTATTAAAGATCTAGATAGCGTTGTTGTCTTTGATTATCGCGCTTTAGAGTATTATCAAGATTATGATGTTGTATTTTTCTTAACACCTGATGAAACAAAAATTGGACAGAATAGACCAAAGAAGAACCCTATGCGTTCGCCAGTGATACGTAATACTAACACTATTAAAGAAGTTTATACTGTTAAAACTTATTAGAATACATATTTAAAATTATCAGTGTCTTCTTGATATAATTTGCCTACAAACTTTTTTGATTTAGTAGTGTAAAGATCTTTATATGAAGATACTGATTTTTTACTTTTATTAGTTTTTGGTAAATTTATTTTAGAGAACAACGGAACTTCTTTTAAACCGTTATCAATCTCTTCAGTTTTTATAATTTTTTGGATTTTTACATTGTTGGATTGTAACCAATAAGATTGTGTGTGCGACAATTTAAACCAAGTATAATCCCATGGTTGGTCGTGATACTCGTACAACCATCTGTCAAAACTATTACACATTGTAGAATATTCTTTTTTGATCTTACCTACATCGTTAACAACTTTTTTTGCAGGTAGTACTCCAGTATTACTATGTTTTTGTAATTCTTTTTCTAATATTCCTTTTCTAAAAAAGAACCAACTGCATACTCTATCCCAAGGATTTCTTACAAATGTAAAGACAAATGGATTGTGCATACTGTCAAAATAATTATTTTCGTAATCAAGTAATGTACTATGGTAATTTCTATTACATCTAGAATTTTTTATTATTTCTACAGGATACATAGTATTTGCTGTTTTCCAAATAGCATTACCTGCTGTTTTAGGAATATGTACAAAAACAGTTTTTGTAGTGTCGCCGATAATATAACTCATAAAACTATTTATAGTTAAACTGCACATATAAATATCTATATGAACAAAGTAGTATTAGTTACTGGCGGATTTGATCCCTTACACTCAGGACATATAGAATATTTTAAAGCAGCGCGAGAACTTGGTGATCACTTAGTTGTTGGCCTAAATTCAGACGAATGGTTAACACGTAAAAAAGGCAGACCATTTATGCCTTTTGAAGAACGTGCTGCTATTATCAAAGAACTAGGCTGTGTAGATGAAGTTATCGGATTTAATGACGACAACGATAACGCATGTATGGCAATAGGACAAGTACTTGCTACCAAAGGCAGCAGTTGGAAAGTCATATTTGCAAATGGCGGCGACAGGCATATGGGTACTACACCCGAGTACGATACATACCGTGATCGTAAAGACGTAGCATTTGCATTTGGCATTGGAGGTGCGAACAAAGCTAACAGCAGCAGCTGGATTCTCAAAGAATGGAGTCAACCTACTACAGAACGAGCTTGGGGCAAATACACTATACTAGATAAAGGCGATGGCTGGCAAGTAAAGCAACTTGAGTTTTATGAAGGACATGCACTAAGTGATCAACGACACTTTAAACGCAGTGAGCATTGGCATGTAGTCGACGGTGTAATCAATATGTTCTTAGAGGACAAGTCCGGTAATCAAACCACTACATTATTAACACCAGGAGATAGTATTGATATTCCTACTGGTTACTGGCACAAGGCTGTAAATATAGACAACAAGAGTGCAAAAGTTATTGAGGTATGGATGGGCAATAATCTAACCGAAGAAGATATAGAAAGAAGAGATTAATGAAAGTATTTGTAGGATATGATCCAAGAGAAGATATTGCTTATCAAGTATGTAAGCACAGTATCTTAACAAAACAACCAGAAGCAAA